AATTAAAGGTAGATGAGAAAGACGCTAAAGAGCATTTTGTTAACTGGATAAAGAGAGGCAATCCAATACCTGAAAAGGAAGAGCCTAAATACGCTAAATCAACAATTGAGGACAACTGGTGGTAAGATGAAAGAGATAAAAGAATTAAACGACCTAAATAGAAATGTTTGGGGATTGATTGTACAAGCTCAGCAAACTAAGAATTGGGCATTAATGGAAGTAAACTTAAAAAGGTTGTACGCTTTGCAAAAAAAGTATGTCAATATTATAAATTTACAAGATTATGAGATTAAAGGTACTAAATTAGCATTGCAAGAAGAGGCAAGGCAAAATAGGATATTTGAAAGGCAATGGTTTACAGACCTAGCCAAGAAACAAGGCAAATACAACGAACTTAAAACGGAAATAGATAAATACTTTTTTGAATGAAAAAACACAACAAAGAGTTTGACCTAGATTTTTGCGAGGCATCAATTAAGACATTTGCTGGCCAACGCGAGTCAATGCTAAACAATTTTCGTAAAGGCAAAGAGGCTGGAAGTAAAACCTATGTAAGGGATATCGACCAGGTAACCAGCGGAGGACTGCAAAATAAGATGTGGTCATGGAAGGCTGGAGAGTTTAATTTGTGGACGGGTTACAACAACGAAGGTAAATCGCAATTCCTTATTTTTCTTTGCGTATTAAAGGCAATTAATGAGGGTTGGAAATTTGCTTTCTTTAGTCCTGAGAATTATCCTCCCGACGAGTTCTTTGATGACATAATACACACGATAACTGGAAAGAGTACCGACCGAGCTTACAAGAATTTTGACCTTAGCGAAGAGGAGTACCTAAATGCTTTTGATTTGGTAAAGGATAATTTCTTTTTTGTTTACCCTGAAAAAAACGGAGTTCCTGACTTTAGAATAGAACAGATAGAAAGTGTATTTGAGTTTCTAGTTTGGGAGAGAGGAGTTAACGCGGTAATTGTAGACCCGTACATAAAAATCCGTCACGAGATGGGCCCTGGAGAGCAAGAGCATTTGTACGCCTCGCGGTTTATGATGGATAGAATTAACTTTACTAGAAAGAATAATGTAAGCTATCATTTGGTCATGCACCAAACAACACCACGAAAAGAGAAAGACGGCAATTATCCTCCTCCAAGTCTCTATCAAATAAAGGGGGGGGGTACCTTTGCAGATTCGACCGACAACACGATTTCAGTATGGAGACCTAATAGAGCAACCGACCCGAACGATACAACGGTTATAATTAAGACGGATAAGATTAAGAAACAAAAGCTGGTTGGAATACCTTTCGAGATTACAATTGATTTTAACAGAAAGCGCAACCGTTACATTGGTAAAGATGGATTCGATTACTTTGCAAACGCAAATGTTAAAAGCCATCAATTCCCAGGAGTAGAAAAGTTTCCCAATTTGGGAACAAATAATTTTGAGATTGAAACAGAAACTAAATCTCCATTTTAAAAATGTCAACTACCTATTTTTTATCAAACAGAAAGGAAAAGAAATCGCTTAAGTTAATTAGACAAATACAGATGTTTTGCCAGCGCAAAAACATAGATTTAAACTCAGATATTAAAATTGAAATAAGTGAAGCTATGAATTCAGAAACAAAATTTAACACGATTAAAATAACTATTAACTAAAAAAACCATGAGCAAGATTTACGGCGGAAACGCAAAAATGATTACCACAAAGTATGGCGATATGTGGACAATTAGCCAATCAAGAAAAGACTTGGAAACATTGTTAAAGTTTATGAACGACAACGATACTGAATGGGTCAACTCATCGGTAAAGGAAAAGCAAGAAAAGGTCGAAGGCAAGGCAACGCATTATTTGGAAGTTTACCAAAGGGAGGCCGTACAAGTGGCAAACAAGCCGACAGAGAAACGCATTGTCGAAACTGATAACTTACCTTTCTAAATGAAAAAAAACGATTTGTACGCAATCTTTGTGGCGCTGGTAGGCATTACCCTACTGGCGTTGCTAAAGGTTTCTAGCTTGTTGCTTTTTGTAGTGGCCTTGGCTTTGTGGACCTTGGCCTGGTCTTGGGTTTACAAAAAATGTAAATGATTCAGTTTAAAATAAACGAAAAGCCTTTAAGCGTCAATTTAGCCTGGCAAGGTAAGCGTTATAAAACGCCAGCATACAAAGATTACGAAAAGGCAATGCTTTTGCGTATGCCAGCATCAAAGGTGGACCCAGCGCAAATGCTTAGAGTTGAATTTTTCTTTGGATTTAGCAATCAAGCCAGCGATTTAGACAACCCAGTTAAATTGCTTATGGATATTGCGCAAAAGAAATACGGGTTTAACGATAAAAACGTTTTTGAGTTAAACGTTCGTAAATGCCTAGTTGACAAAGGCGACGAATTTATACAGATGGGTATTTATAATTTATTGCCGTTTTAAACAAAAATCACCTTTATAACTTGTATTATTATCGGAATCCTATATTTGCCTAAAGATTAAAACGATGAGCATATACGAGGGATTATTTATACGAAAAGCACGCAAAGCCGCTGGTTATACGCAAGAGCAGTTGTCCGAGAAAATCGGACTGTCCTTAGCTCCAATTAACCAGGTCGAGAACGGTTGGGAAAGCATAAGCCTAAACAGATTAAGGCAGATTTGCGAAGAGATTGGTTTAGAGGTTATAATTAGACGGAAAGATGCCGAGAATCCAGCCAACTAAAACCGATTATTCCTTAGAGATTAGATACCGATTAAGGGACGGCCATTGGTCGCCTTGGTCGAATAAAGGGAAAGGTAAGTTTGAGACAATGGAGGTTGTACAACGACAAATTAGAACGCTGGCGGCTTCTTATCAACTTAGAGAGAAAGAGGTACGCTTTGAATGGAATGGAGTTCTTTGCGACTTTGCTGGCAATAAGACTGGCGAGGTCATTAGACTTAAATAGTTAGTTTTGGGTTAGTGTTAACTGGAAAGCCTTGCTCAATCGGGCAAGGTTTTTTTACTTAAATTTGTAATTATGGAAAAGCATTTACATTGGAACGAAAAAGACAAACAAAAGGCGTTTGACCTTATAATTGAGCAAATTTGCCAAGGTAAAAGCCTAAAATCTATAATTGACTTAGACAAAAACAACCTACCAGCATACAAGACTTTTTTGGATTGGGTCGTAAAAAATGAGGAAATGAGTAACAAATACGCGAAGGCAATGACTGTTAGAGCGGAATTAAAGTTTGAAAGCATCGAGCAAGACTATTCGGAGCCTCCACAAAGAGACTCGGAAACTGGAAAGATAGACCCAGGATGGGTAAGCTTGCAAAGATTGAAGATAGACGCAAAGAAATGGGAGTTGTCTAAGCTAATGCCTAAGAAGTACGGCGACAAGCAAGAAACAACACATATTTTGGAAACGCCAATATTTACAGGAATCGACCTAAATGTTCCAAAAGACAACGGCGCAAGCTAAAATCTCAAAGCTGAGAAAAAGAGTAAGGATTGTACAAGGTGGCACCTCATCGTCCAAAACCTTTTCGATTTTGCCTTTGCTCATTACTCATGCAATGCAGACTCCCTATACCGAAATTTCGGTAGTGGCTGAATCAATCCCACACTTAAAGCGTGGAGCGGTTAAAGACTTTTTAAACATTATGGTCATGACTGGCAATTATCGAGACGCTCAATTCAATAAGTCTGACCTTAAATACAAGTTTTTAAATGGCTCATTTATTGAGTTTTTCTCGGCAGACCAACCCGACAAACTTAGAGGAGCAAGAAGGCACGTTTTATTCGTAAATGAGTGCAACAATATCGACTTTGAGTCCTACAATCAATTATCAATACGTACAAGGGATTTTATTTATTTAGATTATAATCCAACCCAAGAATTTTGGGTGCATACGGAGCTTATAAAAGACGAAGACTCGGACTTTGTCATATTGACCTACAAAGACAACGAAGCCTTAGACGCTGCAATTGTAAAGGAAATAGAAAAGGCAAAAGAAAAGGCTAAAACATCTAAATACTGGGAGAACTGGTGGAGGGTTTATGGCCTTGGTCAGGTTGGAAGTTTAGACGGTGTTATTTTCTCTAATTGGTCATCAATCGACCAGGTCCCAGCAAACGCCAAGATAATTGGCTACGGCATGGACTTTGGATTTACTAACGACCCAACGACATTGGTTGGAATTTATCAATACGACGATTGTTTAATTGTTGACGAAAAGATTTACCGCCAAGGGATGCTAAACTCGGACATAATTAAAGAAATGAGCCGATTAGGAATAAATAAATCGGACAAAATCTATGCAGACTCGGCCGAACCGAAAAGTATTGAGGAAATTTACCGCTCAGGATTTAACATTAAACCAGTCCTAAAGGGAGCCGACTCGATAAAGTTTGGCATTCAAATACTGCAAGAGCATAAGCTATTAGTAACCAAAGAAAGCACAAACCTAATAAAGGAATTGCGCTCTTATACCTGGGATAAAGACAAGACTGGCAAAAGCCTAAACAGTCCTATTGACGATTATAACCACGCGATTGACGCGTTGAGATATTTGGCAATGATGGAGTTAAAAAAGAAACAAGATTTTAAATTCTCAATATGACAAAAGAAACAATTGCCGCGCTTATTTTAATGTTTATCACTTACCTATTAATCGTATTTGTGACCTTGGATTTTAATCCGCTTACCTGGCATTGGATTGCTCGCGTCGTTATGGTTGTAATTTGGTTTTATGGACTTGCATTTTTAGAAAAAAATAAATAGGTATATTTGTTAAAACGAATATGCTATGCTATTAAAGGCTCTTCAGAATTACATTACGCCACAAGTCACGCCAACAAAGACTTATCCCGATGTAAATCTTCTCAATCAAATACTTTATGGCCAGTTTACGGCCTCCACGCTTGTTGTTTGGTATGACTCAAACCAACAAACTTTTATCGACAAGGGATACAAGGGAAACGCCCTGGTTTACTCAATCATTCGAAAGATAGCAGAGAAAGGCAAGCAATGCCCGACGTACGTTTACAAAGAGAGCGAAGCAAGCAAAAAATACAGAGGCGGAAAGTACAACTCCAAAGAGCTTAACAGATTGCAAAGCATAGCATTTCGGAAAAAGGAGCTTGAGGATGTTAATTACTTAGACCCAGTAAACCAGCTAATCAAAAACCCAAATCCAATGCAAACTTGGAGCGAGTTTCTTGATTCGATGCTAACGTGGTACAATACTAGCGGCGAGATATTCGTTTACGGATTTGCTCCATCTGAAGGCCTAAATAAGGGCAAAATTAAGGAGATGTACGTTTTGCCGTCTAACTATGTAGAGATTGTGGCTGGCAGCTTATTCGAGCCAGTACGCGGCTACAAATTGATAATTGGAGACCAAAATATTGAGATACCAGCTGACCAGGTACTACACATCAAAACAACCAATTTAACTTGGGATTTGAACGGAGCGCAATTGCGTGGAATGCCTCCTCTCTTGGCTGGTTTGACAACCTTACAAGCCAACAACGAGGCGACCTTTGCCAAACAAAAGACTTTCCAAAACGGAGGAGCCAAAGGGAT